TTTCGGTTCCTCCTACGGTTCCGGTAGTTGCTGTCAAAGACCAGTATAGACATAGCGGTACCCCTTGCAACACAAAACGGGGGATTTCTCAAAATTCTTTTGCAACGGTTACACAGAGCTAGAACCCTGTTGCGGCTACACTCGCCAGCAGTGACCTTTGTGTCCAGTGCCCTAAGTGGCCGGTCCTTTGGCCGTGCCATGCCCACACAGGAGGCGCGATGCCTAAATATAAAGTGACCGGCGGCGATGACGGCGAGTCTGGAATTGAGTTCTCAGGCAAACGCTACGAACCCGGTTCAACTGTCGAGATGCCAGCGAAGAAAGCTGACTGGATGGTTGATATCGGAATCCTTGAAGCAGTCGGCGGTAAAGCTGCCCCTGAAAGAGATGAGGACGAATAATGCCTACGTTCATTCACGGCAAAGGAACCAAAACTTATCTTGACGAATTCGATCTCAGCGATTATTTCAACGCTGCGGATAGCACGTTCTCAGTTGAGACAGCCGACATCACGGCGTTCGGGGCGTCATCAAGATCTTTCCTTCCCGGTTTACAGACTGCGACGATGGGCCTCACTGGTTTATGGTCCGCCGATACTGACGGGTCAGACGAAGAACTCAACGCTCTCTTAGCTAACGCAACCAGCCCACTGTCAACAGTAGCGATACAAGCTGGAACGATTGGCAACAAAGCAATCCTGATGCAATCAGACGAACTGACTTACAACATTTCGTCACCAGTATCAGATGTGGTGTCAGTCAGCGCAGATTTCCAAGCTACTACTGATGGCACAACGAACTTGACGTATTCCGGTCAAAGCGGTGTGCAGCTAACGACTGGCGCTTCAATAGCGTTCGGTGCGCTCGGCAATCTTTCGTCAGTTGACAACGCAGCGTCAAGCGCTAATGGTGGCTTCGGTATTTTACACGTTCCCACAAACTCTGTTGGTGGCGGCGTCACAACAATCAAGGTTCAGCATTCGGCAGATAACACCACGTTCGCTGACCTCATCACGTTCTCTACGGTTGCGGCTTCGACCAAAACCTCTGAGTTAAAGGCGGTGTCTGGCACCGTCAACCGTTATATCCGTGCCACGGCTGCAACCGCTGGCTCATCCGGGGCGATCACATTCATGTTGTCGTTCGCTAGGTTCTGAGGAGGACCATAAATGCCTACATTCGTACACGGTAAAAGTGTTGACTTTGCTCTTGATGACACATCAGGAACAAGCCGCAACATCTCCGACACCCTGAACTCTGTTGACTTCCCAGAAGTCACAGAAACCGCTGACACAACCGCTTTCGGTTCAAGCAGCCGTTCATTCATCGTTGGTCTTGAAAGCGCCACAATGTCTATCAGTGGCCTCTGGGACTCAACAGTTGACGGTTACATGAAAGGCGGCACAGAGCCAGCCTCTCGCTCGTTTATTTACGGTCCTGCCGGATCAACTGGCGGCAACGTGAAATACACCGGTGAAGCGATCATGACGAACTATTCGATCTCATCGCCCGTTGGTGACGTAGTGACTTACTCGGCTGATCTTCAGGTCACCGGTGCGGTAACTCGCGGAACATACTAGATCCCTAAAAACAAGGAGTGACCTAAGTGTCCAGACTTGCAGAACAAATAAGAGCCGCCCACGATGTGAGCGCAGAGCTATACGAGATACCCGAATGGGATGTCACGTTAGAACTGCGCTCCATGTCGGCACGCCAACGAGCCGCGTTTGCATCGAACGTGGATTTCACGGCAGACGGCACCGTAGAGCTAGACGGTAACCGTGTCGAATTGATGTGGGGAACTGTCATCCAAGCATGTTGTTTTGATCCTGATAACGGTGAAGCCGTTTTTGAGGCTGAAGATATTGAATGGATGATGGAAGAAAAAAACGCCAACGTCGTTGATTCGCTCGCTAATGCCTGCCTAGCAGTGTCCGGTATGGGCGCAGACTCGGATGGTGACGCGGGAAAAGATTCCTCGGATTCCCAGACAGCCGAGGACGAACTGCCCCTGAGCGACGCTTCTACTTCCAGTTAGCAAGAGAGCTTGGTATGCCCGTTAGCGAACTCCTAGACCGGATGACTGCGAGTGAACTAACGGAGTGGGCTGCCTTGTATTCACTGGAAAACAGTGAGCGAGAGCAGGCGGCTAGTCGCGCCCGTAATAAAGCAAGGATGGGCTGATGGCTACAGTCGGTGATGTAAATGTCAGGCTTGGTCTTAAAGACGAGATGACTGCGCGTCTGCGTAAGGCAGGCACAGAAGTTAAGAAGTTTGGCAAGCTCACTGATGACCAAATGCGTAAGGTCGAGAAGTCGTCAGAGAAGCTAAAGAAGTTCGGCGGCGCAGCTTCGGCTATGGGCAAGCAAATGTCTATGAAGATGACATTGCCGATTGTCGCTGCTGGTGGTGCCGCTCTGAAAATGGCTTCTGACTTTGAGTCGTCAATGACGAAAATTCAAAGTTTGGTTGGTCGATCAGAAGAAGAAGTTCAAGGATTAACCAAAACCGTTTTGAAGCTCTCAGGTGAAACCTCTAGGGCACCTCAAGAATTAGCTGACGCCATGTTCTTCATAACCTCAGCAGGTATTGAAGGCGCTGATGCGGCAAGCGTTCTTGAAGCCTCAGCGAAAGCGGCAGCCGTTGGTTTGGGTGAAGCGGCAACTATCGCTGACCTCGCCACTTCAGCCATGAACGCTTATGGCAAAGAGAACCTCGGCGCTTCTGACGCCACTGACGTAATGGTTGCTGCGGTACGTGAAGGTAAACTCGAAGCCTCAGAACTTGCTGGTTCGATGGGCCGTGTTTTGCCTATTGCTTCGGCTATGGGTGTGAGTTTCAACGAGGTTGGCGCGGCGTTTGCTTCGCTGTCTCGTACTGGTACGAATGCTGCTGAGGCTGCGACGCAGGTTCGTGGCATTATGTCTTCGCTTCTGCGTCCGACTAAAGAAGCTGAGGACGCTCTCACGGGGATGGGTTTATCGTCGGAGGGTCTTCGGGAACAGCTTAAAGAAAAAGGTCTCTTATCGACGCTGAAGACGTTAGCTGACGAGTTTGATGGGAACGCTGCTGCGTCTGCTTCTGTGTTCGGTAATGTTCGTGCTCTTTCGGGTGTCATGGACCTTATGGGTAAAAACGTGGCTGGTACTGAAGCCATTTTTGCGAGCATGAATAACACGCTTGGTGCGACCGATAAAGCGTTCGCTGTTACATCGCAAACCACTGAGTTCAAAATGAATCAGGCGATATCTGATTTCAAGGTGGCGATGATCGCTGTTGGGCAGGAGATTATTCCTGTTGTCCTACCGATTATTCAGAAACTGGGTGAGTTCATAGGCAAGGTCGTTAAAGCGTTTGGAAGTTTATCTGGGCCGATGAAAACAGTGATTGTCGTTGTTGGTCTTATGGTCGCTGCTCTTGGTCCGTTGCTGATGGTGATCGGCATGGTATCTACTGCTTTTGCTGGAGCGTCAGTAGGCATAATGGCGGTTCTTGGGCCTATTGGTTTGGCTATCGCTGCTGTTGGGGCTTTGACGTTTGTGTTTATGAAGCTGACGGCGGTTGATAAGGAAGCCACAGCGCGTCAAGAGGAACTGAACGCAGAACTAAAAGCTGCTGGCGATCCGTTACAAATGGTTCAGGAACGTACTGCGGCGCTGACAGAGGAATACGAGAGACTTGCCGGAGCGCAAGAAAAAGCGGTGGAAGTAACTGAAGAATTCAACGGCTCGAATGTGTTGTTGAGTGAACTAATAAAGAACGATGTCGCTACAGCGTTTGAGGGTCTTGGGCTTAACGTTGAGGCTGTTGACACAGCAGTTAAGTCTGGTACTGACGAGTTCCAGCGTATGGCTGGACAAGCGAAGCTGTTAAAAGATAACCATAAACGGTTCGCTGATGTTCTACGCACGGTGGAAGGCGAAGCAGGAAAAGTCACAACTGCTATTGCTAATCAGGTTGACGCAGGCAGGCTCGGAGTCGAGCAGGCAGGCAAAATGCTTGAAGCCTTAGATGAAACCGCTGACGCTTACGACGACAACACGGAAGCAATAAACAAAGAGTCAAAAGCGTTTTTTGAAAACAACGAAGAAATGGCGAAGGCGGCGAAGATCCTTGGCGTCGATGTCGTTGAGAGTATTAAGGCCGCTGCTAAAGACAGCAAAGATTACGCCAAACAGCAAGACATCTTGAACGACAAGATAGAAGAAGTAAACAAACTGCTTCGGACTGCTCGTGGAGGCTTCGAGGAAGCCGACGCTGCGATGCTTGGCCTAGCCGGAAGCGTAGAGATGGCTACCGACGCAGCAGCGGCGCAAGCAACAGAAATAGAAAACGTCGGTAAGACGTGGGAAGAGCTACGAGATGCCGCTGAAGGGCGAGCATTGTTCTTCACTCTTGCGTTAGATACCACTGGTTTGTATGAACAGTTAAACGACGCAATGAACGCAATCGTTGATCTTGGTTCGATGATGCCGGGTGGTGATTCAGCGGCGCTTGATACTCAGCTTGCGTTGAGTCGTCGGATCAGTGAGAAGCTAGTTGGGACAAAGGCAAGTGACGTTAAAGCTGCGAACAGTGCGGCGAAGAATGCGGCGAAAGCAGC